CTCAGGAGGCTCACATCCGCCTTTGCTCAATCAAAGGAATCTGGAAAGAACAAAATGGACTTCACAATTTGTTACGGGGAGGACCCCAACAATTTCGTTCGCCTTGTGGATGGCGAAGGTCCATTCATAGAAGCAGACTTTTCTTCCAACGATAAGTTACAGGTCGCCGACGTTGTTCAGCTAGAGGCTATGTGGTCAGCACGCCTGGGTGCCCCGCCTTGGATGGTAGGGTGCCTTTTACGTGCTAACCATTATAGCGTCATGAACCGCAAGTTCGGCGTCAAGTCTCGGATAGCAAACCAGCTACCCTCTGGCTCGACGTCGACGACTTTTCGGAATTCGATCTGGAACTCTACTATCTTCTACACCTTCGGAAAAAGGTACGGTATCCGTGCTGATACCCTCATCCTAGGCGACGATATGTTGTCTAGGATGAGGAACGGTCGGATACCGAATCGCGCGGCTAGGGCTTACGAATATATCGCGAAATTGGCTTGCATGAAGGCTAAGGTTAAAGTTCACAGCCACCTTGTCGATTGTGAGTTTTTATCGCGTAGGTTCGTCCCTAGTTCATATGGGCATCGGTTAATGCCTAAACTTGGTAAAGCCTTTGGTAGGTTCAATGCTAGGTCAAACGTAAACTCTGTCGGAGACGACGAGTATATGGCTGGCAAAGCACTGTCCTACGCATACGAGTTTAGGTATTTTCCGCCCATATGCCGCCTGTTCATCGAACGTTTTCTGGGATGCGATATCGACATCACTAAGGTTCGTCGCGAGTTGTTAAGCTACAATTTTCGCTTGGCAGTCGGCTCGAGTCCGCTCGAGTCAGCTGTCAAGTCCTTGTTTAACGTCTCCGAACCTATAAGTGATGATGATTTCGCTGCTTACTCAGATCACGTCTACGGTAAATGGAGATCCGAAGTGCTAGAACATCTGGAAGATCTGTTGTTTGGTGACAAAGACCTCGACTACGACCGCTGCTATCCGTATCTGGCAGCCGACATCTACTAGCTGGGCATGCCTCAGCGACATAGTGTCAACTCTTTCCGCTAAGCGAAGAGCAACCCGTGAGCTCG